GTCACAAGTGGAGCTACAAATGCTATCAAAGAAACTTCAAAAGCAATCGACAAGTTAGGTTCTGATGGTTCAAAAGCACCACCAAAAATTAAAGATAAACTTAAAGATTTAAACGAAGAGCAAAAGAATACACAGACAGAAACGCAAGAAACAGGTTCAAAATTTGATGTATTTAAACAAGTAGGAAACAGTGCCTTAGAATCAATTCAAGGTGGATTTGATGGACTATTAGGAAAGATTCAGAATATTAGTCCGGAAGCTTCTGCAATCACTGAAACCTTAACAGGATTAGGAGTTGGAGGTGTTGTTGGTGTTACTGCCGTAGCCGGCGCTATTGGTGGAATGGCATTAGCAATTAAGACAGGTGTTAATCAAGCTACAGAACTAGATGACGCTATGGCTAAATTTCAAGCTCAAACAGGTGCTTCAAGCAATGAAATGAGCAAATTTAAAAACATTGCTCGTGATGTTTGGTCTAACAATTTCGGTGAAGATATTTCAGATGTAGCCGATATGATGGCACGTGTCAAACAACAAATGCAAGGCATAAGTGATGTCGATTTAAAGGATGTTACTGAGGATTTACTGACATTAAGAGACACATTCGGCATGGACGAGAACGAAACATTAAGAGGTGCTCAACAATTAATGAAGCAGTTCGGAATTAGTTCTAAAGAAGCTTTTGACCTTATGGCTACAGGTGCTCAGAATGGTTTAAACAAATCAGATGAGTTAGGCGACAACATTTCAGAATACTCCGGTAAATTCAAGCAAGCAGGATATTCGGCAGAAGAATACTTCCAATTAATGCAGAATGGATTAGATGGTGGAGCTTATAACCTTGATAAAGTTAACGACGCAATCAATGAAGTTACCACAAGGTTAGTTGATGGAAATATCGAAGGAGCTTTAGATAGTTTCAATACAAAGACGCAAGATGTATTCAAGGCATGGCAAGAAGGAAGAAAAACTCAGAAAGATGTTGTGAATGCGATTGTAGAAGATATTTCAAGAACTACAAATCAACAAGAAAAGTTGAATAAAACGGCAACGGCTTTCGGTACAATGGGAGAAGATTTCAACGCCGGATTTATTGAATCCTTAACTACAGTAGGGAATAAATATAAATATGTACAAGGAGCAATGGACAAGGTTAAAGATATCGCAAATGGTGGCTTAAAGAACGCTTTAAGTGGCTTAGGGCGTACATTTCTTGATTCATTTACTCCAATAGGCGAACTTATTACCCCTATTCTTGCAGGCATTGTAGGCTTGATTACAGTAGCAATTCAAGGCATTCAAAAAGGATTTGCTAAAGTTGGTGATGTAATTTCAAGCGTATTAAGTAAGATTGATACAAGTGGAATTACAGAATTAACAAATCAAGTTTCCGAAGTGTTAGCTCCTGCGTTTGATGAAGTTAGAAAAGCTATTGATGAAATGAAAGTTGCGCTTGAACCTATCGCAAAAGAAATCTTAGGTAAAATTGGTAACGCAATTCAAAATGTTGTTAACCAAGCTCAAAAGATTCTTAGCGTAGTAGGACCACCGATTCTAGCAATCATCAAGAAGATTATCCAAACAGTTGTCGGTATGATTCCTGTAATAACATCTATCCTTCAAGTAGTTGGAAGTGTGGTAAGTGGAATCATTTCATTTATAACTATGGTTGTGACGTATGTCGGAACTGCAATTGCAACAATACTAGGATTTATCATGCCTATTGTTCAAATTGTAGCTACAATTGTAGCGAATATTTGGTCTGTAATATTAACAGTTGCGCAGAATATTTGGAGCAAAGTCAGTGAAGTAGTAACTGCAATTATTGGATTTGTAAGCAATTTGTTTAAAACAGTTTCGGATATCATAAACAATATTTGGAGCAAGATTCAAGATTCCATGAACAAGGTAAGAGACAAGGTTCAAGGTGTTATTGATAATATCAATAAATATTTCAATAATGTTAAGAGTACTGTTTCTGATGTATTTAATGGCATTTGGTCTAAGGTACAAAGTGTAATGGACAATGTAGGGAATAAAATTTCAAATGTTCTACAAGGCATACAAAATGCATGGAATGGTTTAAAAGGATTTGTAAGTGGTGTATTTGGTGGAATTGAAGGAGCAGTTAGTTCATTAGTTGGAAGTGTAAAAGGAATGGTAAATGGTGTTATCGGTGGTATTAACGGTGCAATCGGTATCATTAATAAGATTCCCGGAGTACATATTGGAAAGATTCCTAGACTAGAGCGAGGTGGTGTATTGAAGCGTGGCCAAATCGGTTTATTAGAAGGTAATGGGGCAGAAGCAGTAGTACCATTAGAAAAAAATAAAGCGTGGATTCGTGCCGTAGCTAAAGATATGGTCCAAATCATGCCTAGTGTTACAACGAATAACAACGGACAAACAATCAACTTCTACAATAAAGCTCAAAGTCCGGATGAAATCGCTAGAATGTTAAGAATGCAAGCAAGATATGGATATGGAGGTGTAGTTCAATAGATATCAATAAAGTAAGAGTTATTGTCCGTAGGGATGATGGCAAAGAATTTGAAATCGACAACAAAAGATGGAGAATACCGTCTAGTGATGGTTTAGATGGATTTGATTATGTAGCACCTTCATACACAACCCAAGACAATGCATTCGGAAATGGTGCTAGATTAATCGGTTCACGTATTCCAACGAAAGAAAGAAGCGTGAAAGCTACATTTAAAGGCTCGCTAGAAGAAAAAAGAGAAGAAAGGGAGAAGCTACGGCGCTTCTTCCAATATTCTCATGTATTTGACGTTATAGTTGAGTACATGGGAGAAAAGAAATATTGCAGAGGTCGTTTATATGCGTATAGCTTGCCTACTGTTAATATCTACAAAGATTTAGAGCTTAACTTTACAATTCTATGCACACAACCTTTATTGCTTTCATTTGATGATTTCGCAAGGAATATAGCAGAAATTGGTGAAGGTTTAGCGTTCAATTTTGAAATACCGGATACAGGCGTAAACTTTGGAACATTTACATTCGCTAGAGAAATATATATTGATAATCAAGGCGATACAGAAACATATTGTAGAGCCGTTATTGAAGCGTTTGGAGAGGTAACAAATCCGAAATTATTCAACAAAGATAAATATATTCGTGTATTAGATACGCTACACAATGGTGATGTATTAGAAATTGATTTAGTTTCCGAGCCTATTTCGATAAAAAAGAACGGTGTGAATTGTATCGGCAAAGTTGATAGAACATCATCATTCAATGATATGACAATTCAGTTGGGCGAGAATATCATAGGATATACGGCAGATAACGGAGATACAAATCTAGCTTGCACTGTTTACTATAACGAAAGGTATTTAGGTTTATAGTATGTCTTACTTTGGATTAGATAAAGATTTCAATATCGTTACACATCTAGCACCTTATAACGTGCAGTGGAATAGGCGATATTATGAAACAGGAGATTTCGAGATTTATATTGATATAGGGCAGTATTCGAGCGATATCAAATATATTTATTCAACTGAGGATAAAGAGTTAGGAATCGTAGAAATACCGCATTATTCCGTTTCAAACAACACGAAACAAATGTTGCTAAAAGGCTCTTTCTTTGAAAAGATTCTAGCAGATGATTGTATTTATCCTACGTTCTCAAGCAGTGGAAAAATTGTTGATGTAGTCAAAAAGCTATTAGACAAGTATTGCTCATGGAAAATGGGGTATAGATATGATGAATCCATTACGGATAGAGTAGACTTTCAAGAAACAGGAGCAAACCTTGACGAGAAGCTCTATGCGTTGTTATATTCGTTGGAATTGTCTTTCCGTATAGAATATGACTATGTTTCAAGTACGTTCACATTCGTGTTGTATCGTGGGCGAGATTTGACACAAAACAATGCAGATGGAAACAACTTCGTTACCTTTTCCACAGAGTTTGGAAACATTGAAGAACCGGACGTTATGATTGATTCTAGTAAATACAAGAACTATGCAATCATTTGTGGTGAAGGACAATCAGAAGAGCGTATTTACGTAGAATATGACGCTAGGATAGACAAGAATGAACGAATTAAGAAATTGTTCGTAGACGCACGTTCTGAGCGTATGGGAGACGATATCACGCTTGATGAATATAAAAAGGCATTGATTCAAAAAGGAATTGAAAAACTAGCAGATTGTCAAATTCAAGAAAATGTGAATTTCGGATTGAATACTGATTCATACGAATACAAGGTTGATTTTGATTTAGGTGATAAAGTTGATGTTATAGTAGCAGATATTGGACTAGTAATGACTGCGAGAATTAGAAATATATTTGAAGTCATTAAAAGTGGATATAGAACCTTAGAA